ACTGACTAGGGTCCTCCAACCAATCACGAGTCCTTTGTAACATCGGCACGCTCCCGATACGAGGTTGCAGGTTCTCGCCCGTAGTGGCTATATGATGAGCCTCTATTAGGTTCTCGTCCCACTCACGCATAGGGCTTTGGATGGCTATGATCCCAGCCCCTATATGCACAGCCTCGTTCCGATTGGCCCCGGCTAACAGACCGATACGACGAGCGTGTTCATGCCCCGTCGGGTACCATTCCTCCCCAGCACGCACCTCAGCAGGGGTGGACATATCCATAATGCTAGAGAGATTGCGCTCCATAACATTGAACTGCATCGTCTGGAGACGCCGTGCTTGAGGTGTCTTCGGAACAGCGGCGGGGGTTAAGCCACCTGACCAAGCCGGTAGTTTCTCTAGACCCTCAATACGCCGAACAGGTCGAAGCGGCGGCTTCGGTGCCATCTCAGAATGAGTGGGGGGGTCTTAGTCGTTAACGCGAGTGGCGTTGGGACGGTTCATGTGTGCGCCAGAGTTGAAGGAACGCTCAAACTGAGGCATTCCGTCACCAGCCACGACGCCCTGAACGAACTCTCCAAGCACCGACGGGGCCTCAATCCATGAAGCGGAGCCGACGTGGGCACGCTCCTGCATCGTGACTTCGGCGGGCTTGTAGAACATCGCCGGGTTGTTGTGGTTCGGGCGTCCCGGGACCGACGAGGTATCGACGTACGAGCCGATAGCGAAGTCGTTGGGGACATCGGTGTCAGTCGCAACACCTTCCTCAAACCGAAGAGAGCCACGCTGGCCGGGCATGTCCGGTCCCATAGTGCGCTCAAAGACGTTGCCCGCAACCTCAGGGAAGAGTGGTGCTGGTGCAACTGTTGGGTTCATTACGTTCGCCATGAAATCCTCCGAGGATAACGGGTAGGTACCTTGGTATATGATACCACTAAACAAAGAACGGATTCTCTGCTACGGACACGGTAGGCATAATGTCATGTACCGTAAGGCAGCAAGCCATGGATAGGCTGTCGGGGTAGTCGTCAAAGGCACCCCTCTCATCGGGGGCCTCAGCAAGCAGGTAGGGGCCCCGATTGATGCGCTCAAGGTCAACCATCTGCTGGTTGAACTTCTTCCAACGCTTAGTACGTCTTGCCTTTGAATGACCCGGAATAATCAGTTGATCACGTTGTATTAACTCTGTGAGATGTACCCATCTCTCATTCTGGGCTTTAGCGTCTGAAGACAGGGCCAGCACCTCAATATCGGGCAGAAGGAGGGCTAGTCGTTCTGAAACAGCCCCACCGACACCTTGGGCATCAATACCGACACGTAGAACGTCATAGTTACGCACGAAATCAACGATCTTGAAGTACTGTGACTCCCAGTCCGTATCATGCAACTCCAACCAGTTCAGGACCCGGTGCTCAAAGAAGCCCAGCCCGTCTGGGTGGTCCCAATCCACCCACACAGCAGTAGCCACTGTAGAGTCGTTAGACCGGGCCACGTCGATGCCAATGACAATAGGAGTACGCCACCACTCTGGTACTAGGGGCATAGAGGCGTCATACAGGCGATCCAGACGCTCTTCGGTGACGAACATGCCCTTCTCAAGCATCCATTCATTGAGGTAGGACATCCTGAACTCATCAGAGTCCTCACCGATGCGTACCTTCTCCTTGGAGATGAACTTGCCGTAGTTATCGTTGTACCGAGCCGCTACCCTCCAGTCGTACTCAAAGTGGGACTGTCTCTGGGCTTTACGTTTGTTAACGTCTCGTCTCTTGTTGTACTGAATCATCTTATAGAAATAAGATTTGTTACGGGTAGCCGTACCCGTTAGCGTGATAGTCCCGTTATTGAACGCCAACATGGGCTTGATAGACTTCGTGATCATAAACTCATCGGCTTCCTGAGCCTCGTCCACGATGGCGTAGTGGTACGTCTTGGACTCAATCTTGGCCTTAGGGTTACAGGTCTGCATACGACACAGAGACCCTGAGTTCTTCAGAGTAACGATCTTACCCTTACCACGAGAACCACCAGAGGCAGCCTTGTCGTCAATCTCTGGGTCCAGCAGGAAGTCCAAAGCATGGTCACTGGTCAACCGGGAGACAATACGACTAAACACCGTGTCAGCCTGATCCTCAGTGGGAGCAAACACACCTACCCAGAAGCCTTTGCTGAACTTGGATAGCCAGAGGGGGTATACCTGCGACAACTTGGGCAGGATTACCATCAGGGAAGCGATGACGTTAGACAGTACTTCAGACTTACCACTCTGCCTAGTGGCAATCAAAGTCAGTTCTTCGCCATCTCCGATAACTATTGACTCAATAAACCTGTAAGCGATGGGTACTTGATAGGGGAAAAACTCAACGTCACAGAACTCCTCAGTGAAGATCACCAGTTTCTTCACCAGTTCGCTTATGAACTCAGCAGACTCTTCGTCCAGTTCGATGTCCTCTATTTCTACGACATCGTCTTCCCCTACGGGTGGCTCCTCCAACTGTACAGACACTACTTACGCTCCACCAGTTCATCCCACATCGTGGCAAGGCTGTCCAAACGGAGGGTTACCTCGTCAGATCCGTGACTATGGTACCTCCACTGATCAAACGCTTGACCCAGATTCATAATCTCTAGGTCCATCCATTCCCGCAGATCAGGAGTACTCATGTTGGTGACTCTAGATGGACGCTCCAGTGAAGCAACGGAGTGTGCTTTAGAGTCTCCCCAGAACTTCAGTCCCATGTGCCTATCTCCTCTGGGTTCCCCGGAAGTCGTCGGCCAACCAAGGAATGTAGTAGACCGTCTTCCTCCGTGTAGTGCTCAGATGGTTTACAAACACCTATTTGGAATGTCCGGTATGGCACCACAACCTGCATCCCACGACCGGTCCTCCACGGGTAGTCTGTTTCCCTCATAAACGACATCTGTACACCGATCTTCTTTATGGCCGTCTGGCGAGTCAGCCAGTAGACAGGACCTACTCCCTGCACCATATCCAACGTATCCCGTAAAACTAACCACCAACTTATGGTAGCACCAATTACGCCTACCAAGAGCCACCAGTCACGGAGAAAGGGAAGCACAGGTACCAGCAGTAAGCCGGTAACTAAAGGGCTGTATCCTAATAGTTTATTTGTAGTAGTCATACCATGTGAAGAGAAGAATAGCGCCGAGTAGAGCCATGCACCCTAAAGAACCCCAGTACAGCATTACTGCCTCCCGAGGTGCTGGGGACCGTCTGGCTCAGGCATTAGAAGCCATTGAAGAACAGTGACTCATCGGCAGTCGCTTTGTGATAACCGCTGTGGTTGAGGGCATCATTGATGAACTTGCCCTTTGAGGTGCCGGGAGTGTCAAATATCTTGAAGGTACCGTAGGGTACGTTGGGGTATACGTACCTGTCACCACGCTTGATGAACTGCACACATATGGAACCAGCACCATAAGGGGTACTCATGTCGTCAGGCACCCACCGGTAGGCCTGCACCCTTGTGCTAGCCGGAAACTGTGGCGCAAAGTACCCAGAAGGGGCTTCCTCTCCACGCTCAATCGCCTGTAGTATGTCGTCTTCCTGAGACTGTGTGAACGAAAAGGTAGTGCCACCAGACACCCCTGAGTTTTGGAGGTCTGCTTCTTCTTGAGCAGTAAGGAGTGTATCTGGGTTTAGATTACCCCAACCAGAGTTCTTATCTGGGTATACCCCAAACGGGTTATCCGGGTCTCCAAAGTTACGACTCGCCATCCTCCGCTGCCTCCTCGGTTGCCTCATCCGGTGGGCCCGTTAGAAGGGACCGAAGTTCAGTTACCATCGCTGCCAGCACGACGTTCTCGCCCTGCAAAGCATTCAGCCGGTTCTGAAGTTCGTTGATGACCGTCTGGGGATTGAGTTGAATGTTATCAGTTTCCATGTACTGCCCTTTCGATGGAACGCTTGTTAATACAGTGTATCAGGTGGACTCTAACTCATCGGCCATTGCTCTCAAACGCGCTGGGAGAGAGTGGTCTACCGTGACTCCCAACATGGTTTCAGATTCAGAAGTTTCCTTAGCGGCTTCTTCCTTGTCAGAGATCATCTTGGCGATGGCCTCCCAGTCGATGGCGGGGTCAGCGACATCAGTGCCAAGATTCTCCAACTTGTAGTCGGAGATGTCCCACGCCATGTTCTCAGGTGAGACGGCGGGACCACCGTAGTAGGCATCTAACCACGCCCATGTGACAGCGGTCTTGTCGGTTACTACAAGGTTGTGACGAACCCAATCGCCACCATCCACTCGGGCACGAATGAAGCCCTCATCAAAGTCTGCCTCGCACTCAAATAGAACAGCAGGACCACCCACCTTGATCTGCCCGACCTTGACGGAGTCTCCCCACTTAGGCACCTGACCCAGATGGTAGAAGTACATGCCGATGGGCATGTAACCGTCCTTGGTCTTGCCGAACCACGTCCTGAATGAGAAGCCATCAGGGTTGGGCTGCCGGTTTCCGTGCCCGTAGGACTGCCCTTTGGCGTTCTTGTACCGTAGATCACAGAACCCGAGAGTCTTGCCAGTGCTATGGGAATCCCAGTTACCCACCACCCTAACCATGTAGGACACCTTCACATGGCGACAGGGTGGGACTTCCTTGTAGAGAGCGCACCCGTAGTGGTTACCCTCCCTGAACATCAGCCGTAGAACGTCACCACTCACATAGGCGTTCTTGATGTCCCCCTTCCACGAGTCTTGCCATCCTTCTTTAAAGGTTTCATGTACTAGAACAGTCATCGCTTCTCCTTGTCCCCTCTATTCTACATCAATAAAGATGCACTCACCGGGACACTCGTCTGCCGATTCGATAACGGCCTCCAACTGGTCCTCAGGGACTTCGGCCATACCCTCTGCCATCTTGTAGACAGGCTCCCCCTTGGGGGAACCATCTGGTCCGTACATCGTCGGCCAGTGGACTTCCTTGACGTAGGCTAATCCGTCGTCGTGCATCTGGAAGATGTCAGGGCAAATCTCGGCGCACAGACCGTCGCCCGTACACAGGTCTTGGTCAATCCAAACCTTCATCATTCAACTTCTTCGATAGTTAGTCGGTACCACCCACTGTTGTTCCCGTTGTACACGGAAGCACGCACCACATAGTCGCCAGCAGCCTG